ACCACTTTCTAAGTCTCAGGTCAGACGAATTACGAAGGTTAAATCAGACGAATTACAGGAGAAGGAGTTGGGATGACAACTCAAAAATCACACAAGGCTAGAGGAGCAACCTTTGAAACAGACATACGAGATTGGTTTAGAGCAAATGGATACGACGCTGAACGACTTGCAAGAACAGGTGCAAAAGATGAGGGAGATGTTGCAGTCCGCAATGATTTCCTTGGAAGCATTGGAGTTATCGAAGCCAAGGCGCCAGGTGCTTCGAATCGTATCGACCTCAGTGGTTGGAGTAAGGAAGCACAACTCGAAGCAACTAACTATGCAACGGCGCGAGGAATCAAGAGAGAAGAAGTTACTGCAGCAGTTATAATTAAAGCACGAGGTAAATCTATCTCGGATGCGTACTTAGTATTTAGATTGGGAGATATATTCGGTGAATGATTTGCCCGCAATCAAGGCAGTACTCGAGCACTACGGTGCTAGCATACGCCGTGACCATGGTCAAGTCAATCTTAAGTGTCCATTCCATGGTGATACACACCAGTCTGGTACTGCTAACCTAGATGATAATGTTTTTGTATGCTTCGCGTGTGGTGTTCAAGGAAATAGTTTACAACTTATTACTCAACAAGAAAGGTGCACCATACATGAGGCAGCGAGAATCGCAGAAGGATTTACTGGCGTTAGCAGTAACCAAGTATCAGGAAAACATTTATCAAGCGGAAGATTACCTAAAAAGCAGGGGTATCTCAATAGAGATAGCACGGCTGGCGCGATTAGGCGTAGTCGTGGAGCCTGAGGTTGGTCACGAGGCATACGCTGGTCGTTTATCTATACCCTACATTACCAAGACAGGTGTTGCTGACCTGCGCTTTCGCTCCCTTAACCCAGCAGTTGAGCCCAAGTACATGGGTATGACGGGTGCCGAGACAAAGATGTATAACGTGCTAGACATTGAGCGAGCAGGTGATTGGATAGGCGTGTGTGAGGGTGAGTTAGATACGCTTACCATGTCGCGTTGTGTTCACGTACCATGTGTTGGTGTACCTGGGTCCAACTCGTGGAAGAAACATTACACTCGATTGCTTGCAGACTTTGAAAGAATCTTTGTGTTTGCAGATGGTGACCAGTCAGGCAAAGAGTTTGCTACTAGTCTTGCAAGAGAGTTACCAGTTACTATAGTTAACTTCCCCGATGGGGAAGATGTCAACAGTTCATACACCAAGTATGGTGCTGAGTTTATCAGAGAAAAGATGGGGCTAGGGGGCTATGTCAATGCATGAAGAGTCTAAGTGCCCTGATTGTGGCACAAAGTTTAATAATGTATTTGAGGAAATCAATCATCTTGCAGAAGAGGGTGAAGAGTTTGACCCTGCATTAATCCTGCCTAACGGTGTTAGGTTGTTGGTTGGTTCTCTGTTGATGTGCATATATGAACATGCACATGATTCAGAAATAATTAAGAATGTCGCCGAAACTACGTATAAAACTTTATACACTGCTGAGACCGCACCCGAAAATTTGAATTCAATATTAGAAGAAATAATTGTTAACTCTAACATGATGGATATCGACAAAGAAATTAAAGAACTATTAAGAGATGAGAAGAAGCATGATGGATGACCCGTTCGTAGTAGATATTGAGAATACTCTTACCGACCTAGCAAACCTATTGATAAGTAAGCATAAGGATTACGGACCTAAGAACATATCACTAAGTCCAGGTGGCCCACTCAACGGGCTACGTGTTCGCATGTGGGATAAGTTGGCACGCATTAATAACCTAGTAGATAAGGGCGTTGACCCTAAGCACGAAAGCCTTGAGGATTCCTTCAAGGATATGGCGAACTATGCAATCATTGGGTTGCTGGTACTACAGGGAAGATGGCCAACAGATGATAGTAACTCTCACTAAAGAAGAAGTCCGTGTGTGTACCTTGCTTGGTGTTGAACGTTGGCTTACAAAGTTTGGCTCAGTTGATAAACCAAACTACGCGGCAGGCAAACGCTTGGGTAAACTTGAACCTGAAATCAATGCAAACATTAGGGCTAACGTTGCTGAGTGGGCAGTAGCCCGCGTGTATAATATGCAATGGTCTGTGCCGTGGTATCCTAATGAGTATCACAAGCAACGCAAGAACATACCCGATGTTGGTGATGTTGAGGTGCGTACTGTGCGCACAAGAGATGCAATTCCTTTTTGGAAAAAAGATACTGGGCGCACAATCTTTGGTGTTAAAGTTTTAGATGAGGAATACTATTCAACCGTTGAAATATATGGTTCGTTTAAGGTAGATGATTACATGAACGATAAGTATTATCAAGCAGACATTGACGGCTGGCGTGTACCCGTTGCCGAGATACAGGAAGTGGTGTTAGCCTAAATGGATTGGGAAAGGATTGAACCCTGGGATTATATTGTTGTTGCCGTTGCTAGCCAGTACCACAATAAATATTCCATAGTAGAACTTGAAGATATAAAACAATCTTTATATCAATGGTTCCTTGAGCACCCAAATAAACTTAATGAGTGGGAAGCAATAGGTGGAAAAGATGCAAAGAACTTAATCTATCGCAGCCTTCGCAACCAAGCATTGGATTACTGCCAAAGATGGAAGGCTAAGACCAACGGCTATGAGTTGTCCGATATTTTTTACTACAATCCTGAAGTTGTTGAAGCCCTAATGCCATCTGTTCTAAGGCGTGACCTCACAGTTACACCACAACTTAACCTAGATAGTACCAGCGGAGGTGGCGTGCCATCTGAGGGTGGCAACCTCATGTCTATGATGATTGAGATTGACGTTGGCTATCATAAGTTAAGTAATGGCGATAAGCATGTATTGTTCTTGCGTTATGGTGAGCAGGCAGACTACCATGAGATGGCAGATAGCATGGAACTGGGCACAGATGACGCTGCACGCATGCGTGTTAAGCGTGCGTTGGCACGTCTTATAAATAAGTTAGGTGGATTTAGACCCTTCAAAGATGAAGACTCTATACCGTCCACGGAAACAGTAGGAGTAGAAGAGATAGAAGACCAAGAACAGCATACAGAATTACAGTAATGCAAACAAAAAAGATTAGAGATACTAGCACAAGACTAAACCGTGCTAGTATCTCATCTGTTCTACTCAATTACTTTCCAGGGATTACCTGAATCTAATTCCATAGCAAGGAAATCTTCCAACTCTAATTCATGTGTGTCTACGTGGCTATGCTCTGCATAAGCCACCATCTCATCTGCAATCCAATCATCTTCTCTCTTATACTCAGGATACCAAGGCAAGATGGGCGTTGCCTTGTTCATGTCTAAGTATAACACAGTCTTATCTTCTGTTGGTGTGATTAGAGCAAGGTTGAACTGCCATATTCCCAATGGTGTATGGCATATATACACAGGTATGTTACCCTGACCCTCTGCTTGTGCAAGTAAGGTATCATAGGTCTGCTTGTTAATCGTTATACTATCAAGGTGCTCACTACGGATTGATAGTTCAGCATAGATACCAAACTCTTGCGAGCGATAGCGATTACTATCAGGTGCCTGTCTATCTAAATCTTCAAAGAAGTTATCTTTGATAAGAGTTGCTAACTCTTCTATTGTTATCTGTTCTGTTGTGTTCATCTATCCTCCCGTACTATAGAATCCTGAGCCATTAAACTTAATACCTGGCGCTGTCCATATTCTAGACATTGTTGTTGCACATACTCCACAGGCTGGTGGTGTTGGGTCCTGTATCTCCACCACCGCGCTACAAAGACTGCATTTGAAATCATAATTCGGCATGGTCCTCCCTCACTAATTGTTTATCGTCGTCCATCGCACCGCATTGAGTACAGGTTACCTGTCCGTCAAGGTCTAGTTGATAGTCACACCCGTACTTTGCACATAGCATAGTTATTCTTCTTCCGTATCTATTGGTGTTGGTGCGGTTGCTAGTGTACCACACTCAGCACACTCCATGTCAAGGAAGTACATACCTATCTCGTTATCCTCGTCGAAGACAACCTTAAGATTCCATATGTTGCAGTTGCATGGGCATACTCTAGTGGATTCGCCACGTATATCCATAGCCTGAGTGTAATCAGGTTTCATCTCTGTTACATGCTTAGCCATTAGTGCCAACCTTTCTTCTTGAAGTGTTGCCATGCTTTGCATGGCGTGTCGTATCTGTAGTATATATAATCTAAGCCACGTTCAATCTGTCGTGGCGGTGGTGTCTTAGGGTCAAGCCCTAACAGTTGTGGAATACCACCAGCATGCTTCCCCTGAACCCTTATGCTATTAAACGCATGCGGATTCCAAGCCGATTCCTTACCCCACAATCTGCTAAGGCATGACCATTGTTCATCTTGCCACTTGCTGAGTTTATCTCTAGCATATGCCTTGCTATCGGTCTTGCTCCAAGACTTCTGCGTTATCTCATTGTGTGGCGCAGTTATTGAAGCCGTACCAATAGCCAAGGCAAGTGCAACAAGTGACAAGAATATTATTTTTCTCATTAAGAATACTCCTGTACCGAGCGTACCCGTTTAGCAAAGTCAACCTTCTTGACTCTTTCCATAGAGCGTATGTTACTTAGGGATAGCATTAGTCGCTCTCCCGACATAGTGCCACCCCATATACCATTGTCTATGTTCTCTGCCTTCATGCCCTCTGCCTTACACTCGCGTTGCGTTGGGCATATCTTGCAGATAGCCAACGCTTCTAATGCATCATTTAATTTTCCTAGCAATACGTTCTGCTTAGGTCTACCACTACCTTCTATCTCTGTTGAGTCAGAGAACCACATATCGGGGTTCTCGTGCCCTGTGCATAAGCC